AGCTACTGCCGCTGAACAACGGTTGAGCCTCGCTGCCGCAGCTGCAGAAGAGCGTGCCACCACGGTTACTCGTGGTGAGCAAGAGCGCCTCGGCATTGCTGCGACAGGTCAGGAGTACCGTGCAGGTCTTCAGACTGCTGGTGCAGAGGAACGCCTCGGTATTGCTGCTCGTGGTACTGAAGAGCGTAGAGGTCTGGAAACTGCAGGTGCTCAAGAGCGTCTCGGCATCGCAGCAACTGGTACAGAACAGCGGGCTACGCAAGCTCAGCTGCTTGCTGGCCAGGAGCGGCAAATTGGCCTTGCTGGTCAAGAGCAGCGCCTCGGTATTGCTGAAACTGGATCTCAGACTCGTCAGACCCAGGCTCAGTTACTTGCTGGCCAAGAACGTCAGATCGGCTTGGCTGGTCAAGAGACACGAGCTACTGAAGTCACCCGTGGTGAGCAGCAGCGTCTCGGTATCCAAACCTCTGGAAGCCAACAACGTCTCACTGACTTGCAGCAGGAGATGTTTAGGCGCTATAAAGAATCCAGAGATTACGAGCAGGCTCAGCGCCAGTACAGAACATGACGGATTGGATTCAAGGTTTAACAGACAAAGACCGCGAATCCTTTCTTACATTCTGTAAACGCACAAGCTCCCCGATCCAGATGTACCTGTATGCCCGTTTCCTCGGGTTTACAGGTAGCATCGTGGAGTGCGATGAGTGGTCCAAAAAGGAATACAAAAAGAGAGACTTTACTGGACTCCTGGAGTTAGAAATCGACTCCATGTCCCAAGACATCTCCAAGCTGCGTGATGCCATCGATATGGGTATGGTGAAACAAGATATGGGAACGTCCCGTATCGCCATGCTTCAAAAAGAGCTTCGTGGTGCCATCAAGCAGCTGAACGATGAAAAGGTTCTAATGGACAAGCAGGGCCTGATCCTGGCGGGAGCTGATCGTGCTCTGAGAGAGATGCTGACGATCTTCCGTGACGATCCCATCGAAGGTCCACTTCAGGAAGCCTCTATGGGCGTCTGGACAAAGATTCTGCAGGAAGAGTCGTAAAAAGCACTGCGCTATGCTTCAGGCATGGCAGGAACTTCTCTTTATAGTGTTTATCGCAGGACTGCACGTGCAGCTGCACAACAACGCGTTGTAAAAAAGACGACTTCCGTAGATGTTGAACGCGCTCGTACAGATTTCGCTTATTTCTGTGATGTTGTCGGTGACAAGCCACCTGCACGTCATCACAAAGAGTGGCACACTTATCTATGCACTGGAGAAGACACTGAGTGTCTGATTGGGATCGGTGGACCCAACATCGACATTCTCGCTCCACGTGGTTCTGCAAAGTCCACGATTCTCGGTCTCTACACGGCTTGGGCTGTTGGTGTCCACGCCCTACACAAGAAACCTCTAAAAATCCTTTATATCTCTTACACGGTTGATGTTGCTCGGCCTAAGAGTGCTGCGATCAAACGAATTATCGAAGAAAGTAAAACATATAAAGAAATCTTCCCGATGGTTAAGATCGCCAAAGGGATCAACTCCAACGAATACTGGAGTATTGATTGGAAGTTCGCTGGCATCAAATCGACTGGTGAAGAAGAGTTCACCGTTTGTTGTGCAGGTCTGAAGGGTGCTGTGACCTCGAAACGTTCGCACCTCTGTATCATCGATGACGCGATCAAGAGCGCTGACGATATCAAGAACCGGGACATCCGGGCTGCCATGGAGGATAACTGGAACTCGGTTATCGTTCCAACCATGTTTGAAGGTGGACGAGCCATCTGTCTTGGTACCCGATTCCGCCACGATGATATTCACAACAGCACCTTCACACCCTCGAACGACTGGGTGCAGATCGTGCAGTCAGCGATCACAGTTGATGAGCAAGGTGACGAGATCTCCTACTGGCCAGAAATGTGGTCCCTGGAGTACTTGCAGGATCGCCGTCGACAAGCCCCCATCGCGTTCAGCTTCCAGTACCAGAACCAGATTGTCCAAACCAGCGAACTTTCGCTGTCCCCAGATCTGATCGTCAAAGGGACCATCGCAACGCAGTTTGATGCCCTTGGCGTGGGTGTTGACCTTTCAGCTGGTATTCGTGAACAGAACGATTACACCGTCTTTGTAATGGGTGGGCGTGTCAAAGACAAGATTCACATTATTGACTGCAAACGGATTCGAATCATGGGAAACCTTGATAAGCTCGAGTCCCTCATGGAGATGATGGAAGAGTGGGGTATTGTCCACAGAGACAATGGCCAATACTTCCCCACCGGCAGTCAGATCGACATTTGGTCTGAAGCTGTTGCGTACCAGGCTTCTTTGGAGGCGGATTTCAAACGCATCTGCCTTGGAGACCACGGTCTTTACAACTTGAACTGGCACGCGGTCAAAGGCTTCCGTGGAGACAAAGTTGCGCGCTTCCGTGGAATCATGGGGCTTTTCGAGCAGCGTAAGATTGTCTTCAACAAGTACCGTCGCTTCGGTCCCCTGACTGATGAGATCGTGAACTTCGGCGTGAGCTCTCACGATGACTGTGTTGATGCTCTCGTCTGGCTCTGCAACGGCTTAATGACGAGAGGCAAGCTGGAGCTTCAGTTCTAAGCTGACAAAGGATAAAGTATTTTGGACTTAAACTTAAAGAATCGTTTCCAATGTCCACCGGCTATTTCAACGTAGAGATTGAGCAGGACGCTTACGGTTCTGCAGTCATTCCTCTCCCCGACGAGCTGTGCCATGACATGGCTCTTCAACCCAATGAGCGGTTTGAAGTCGAAGTCGAAGATGATGTCATCACTCTCAAACGTATTGCTGCTGGCTACGATATTGAAGAATAATCCGAACCGTTAAGCACCCATGAGCGATAGTAAATCTATCCTTGACGCTATCCTCAAATCCGTCGTCAATCACGACGGGCAAGGTTCAGCGGACACCATGTTGGTCAGTTCGCACCTTTCCCAAATGAAGATGTTTGGGATTCGGCAGGGTGTCGAGTTCTATCCGGCGCAAGATAACTTCGGTACGCAGCGGTTTGACTTCATCCAGCAAGTCATCAAGTTCAACAAGCTGGACGCACGCTTAGACGCGATCTGGGATCGCTTCCTGGCATACGGTAAAGGCCTCTTCTACATTCGCCCCACCAAGAAGACCTACCGGCTCTACTGGTTTGATAAAAACGCATATCGCACCTACTACTCGCCAGAAGGTGATCTTGAAGAAGTAATCATCATCTACGCCTACAAGGTGAAATCCTCCAAGGGTTTCCGTGGCGTAGGCCTAAATACGGATAAGCGCTACATGCGACTCCGTATTACTGCTACTGAGATCGAGGAATATCACAGCGAGCAGGAAATCAGTTTCGACATGCCCGACACTGATTTCGCTATGTACGACAAGCAGGTCGTGGCGAACAGCATGGAGTTCATTCCGTGCGTGGAAGTCTTCAACAACCCTGATGCTTTCGGTACGGATGGCTCAGGTGAATTCGACGGTATTGCTGAGCAGATCGTCGTTCATGACGAGATGGTGAAGAACATCCGTGCAAACCTCTCATTCTTCGGCAACCCGACGCTCCTTTCCTCTCGTCCCAAGCAGGACATTATTGAGAGCGGTGATCAAGATACTGCGCAGCGTCCGAGTATCTCAAGCCAGTCAGGTTTCGGCTCTGATTTAAATCTTTTCAGCTCAACGTACAAGCAAGACCCGATCACTCGCCAGGTCTCTGGATATAACGGTAGACCCGGTCAAGGCATGCGGGTGCCTAGGGTTATCGCCAACCTGGAGCCCACAGATCGTGTCGGTTTTATTACACCGAACGCTGTAAGTACTGATCAGGCACGGTATGCCGAACAGCTTCGTAGTGAGATCCGGCTTGCCCTAGGTGGCATCGACGACCTTAGCATTACAAATGTAACTGCTACGGAGATTAAATCAGCCTATGGACGGGTAAGTGCAACTGCTAAGAAAAAGTGCTTGCAACTTTATACCTACGGTATCTGTAAGTGCTTTGAACTGATGATCTTCCAGGAGGAGCAAATCTTCCGCAAGTCATTAGCCTACGCTTCCGGAATTAAGTATCCGACTCCTCCTGATGACTCCGCTGATGAAGCGGCTCAGGCTAAGTACGAAAAACAGAAAGCTACTTATGAGAAAAAGCTACAGAAGGCCGTTGATACGGCGGTCCAGACCAAAGAGATTCCTGATGGTGTTCTTGGGTTAGCACCCGATGGTGACCGCCAGGTCGATTGGCGCTGGATGGGACCCGTCTATGAAGATACTGCACAGGATAAACTCAACCAGTCAATCTTCACACGTAACTTGCAAGAGTTAGGTGTTGATAGCATTGAAGCACTGAAGTATTTATTCCCTTCTAAAAAGGATGACGAGATCGCTGGAATGCTCAG